TTTCTGCGCACAAAATTGGAGATTGGACTTTTGACAATTACATTTTGAAAATTGGCTACAAAGACAGTGCAACTTATTCAACAACCTCCGATGACTTTTCGGACACTACTTCTCTTGCTACAATCAACATTACGCTTGCCAACTTAGGTATTAGCGGTATTGAAAAATGGACTGGAGGGACAGAAACATCGTATAACGCTGACAACATTTGGGCTGATGTGTTTGTTGTTTTTGATTTTAACGCAAACACATGGGAGGCTTTTGCAAACGATAACACTACGGCTTTTGCTACTGGTTCTGTTAACACGGCAGTAGCATTTGATACCGCAGTTGGTTGGAGTCTTGATGCTAAATGGTCTGCAAACGGCACACAAAACTGTGTTGTTCTTGATACGCTTATTGACAGGGCGGCGGTCGCATTGCCTCTTAACTGGAAACTCGGAGGCACTTATCCACCTCCTGTTCAGCGTATGCGAACATCAAGTGGCGCAGATAGTGTTTCAACAATGCAGTTAACTATTCTTGATGATATGAATGAGTATGCGCTTTCTGCGCTAACTACTGGCTCATCAGCAACAGAATGGCGATTGATTTCATTTATCGAAGGAGAAACACGCCCTATTTGGATGGGCTACATTGAAGGTATTAAGCACGACCAAGATAGCAAGGGCAAACTACTTTCGACAATTATTGACGCAAGAGATTCTTCGGGTGTTCTTGACCGTTTGTTGCCTATTTGGGAAACAGGTCAAAACGCATTTTCTTCTTTGAATCAACACATTTCAATGGATTCTGTAAACACAAGGCGTACATTTGAAACAGAAGCACTGTTAAGCACTATGTTGTTTGGCGCAAAAAGTTTAACCGTAGGTCAAAACTCTCTCGGCTACAACTGGTGGAATCAAAATGAAGCAGGAACAACAAAATACATAGCCGATGTTAACAGTCGGACGCAACTTTATTCGGGTCAAACCATTCAAATGTATATTGGTGAGGATGATAAAGGCGCAAATGAAATAGAAGCGGAATGGGAGGGAATGTATGGCGCAAGTGGACTTTCGGATATTTTTGCTTTGGGTGAACATGACGCAACTGGCAAACTTGCATTTTGGGTTAAGTATGATACTGAAATTGATGGCGCAGTCCCCTCTTTTGGGTCAACAGACTTTGAAGCAACTCTTTCATCATTTAGAGGATTTACAACATCGGACTCTATTATTGTAAAGGGAACAGATGGTTATGATGGAACATACCCAATAAGTAGCATCAAAATTCTGCGCAGAATGCAAACTTCGCAAGGTTCTTCTTATGCAAATGTAAACACGGAAAGGTATTTTGTGCGTATTGAAACTTCAACAACCTTTGCGTTTGCCGATGCAGGAGATAATCTTTTCACGGTTCAATCGTTTAACAGAAACTACACAAATGGGTTTACATCATACTCTTCTATTATGACATCCAATGGAAAGCAAAACATCGAATATACTGATAACTTAAAAGAAATCCCAATTGCCACTACTATGACGACTACTTCTGCGCATGGGCTTAGTGTAGGCGATTGGTTTATGCTTCCCGATGGAATTTATAGCACAATTACAGGAAAGTATCACTATCACTGTGAACCATTTCAAGTTGAATCGGTGCATTCAACAACAAAGGTAGGATTTGTCGCTCCGTATGACGCATTTGGTTCGGGAAGCACATCGCTTGCTCCTTCCCTTCCTTCAAACATGCCTCAAGTTGTGCGTCTTGGTGCGTATGACGGCAACTCAAATCCAACTGCGCACAGACTTCCCGAAACCTCACCTGTGCTATACAAAACTGCGCCATCATCAAATACAGTTTTGGAGCGTGTTAAGCACAGTCGTATTCATGCTCGATGGATGAGAGATATAGCAAAGTCGCCGTTTTTCCGAGCGCAGTTTGGTATTATCAATGATGTTCCGTATTGGCGCAGTGGCAACAAA